CTTTGGTGGTGGATTTGACATCCACTACGCCTGCTAATTTTGACGGTACGAGCGATGCTACCCTGGGGGCAACCGGTAGCCTTCCGATTACAAAAGGAGGCACTGGGGCTGGTGACGCCGCTACTGCTAGGGCCAATCTGGGGGCGGCGGCGTCCGGTAGCAACGGCGACATCGCGGCATTGACTGGGCTGAGTGGCGGTATATCCGGCCGCACTGACGGTGCAGCTGCGGCTGCGGGTGTAGTGGGGGAAGTACTGAGTGCCGCAACCGCCGCAGCTGTAAGCGTTACCAGCGGCACCCCGTTGAACGTTCTGTCCTTGAGCCTACCGGCGGGGGAGTACGAGCTTGAGAGTGCCCTGTTAGTCACTAATAGCGGCAACGTTACTGCCCTCAGTTTTGGAGTTAGTAGCACCAGCGCAGTGTTACCTAGCAACTGGTACGACTTATACTCCATAACTACCACGTTAGCGGCTGGGAATTCTTCAAGACAGGGTATGTCGCGCCGTCTACGGTTGAGTGCAACAACCACTGTGTACCTGGTAGCACAGGCCTCCTTCACCGGGACTTGTACTGCTCAGGGTTATATTAGAGCAATGAGGGTCAGATAATGGCAGGGGCAGCTAAACGCAGTCGCCTCTCGGAGCTGCACCGCATGTTCACCGAGGCCTTGATTGAAGAAATCAAGCAGTCCAAGGAGGATGAGGTGCCGCTCCCCGCCGCAGATAAATCGGTTATCGCCAAGTTCTTGAAGGACAACGACATCACCGCGGATGCAGATTCCGAGGAGATGCAGGACCTCCGTGACGAGTTCGATGACGAACTAGCGGCGCGTAGAGAGGCGCGTAAGCAAGAGATTCTAAATAAAGTTGGTGGTTCAGACTCTGAGGACTTACTAGAAGGAATTGTCTAATGGTATCGGTGAAGACTGCGCGAAGACTGCGCATGCTCAACCAGAAACTTACTAGTTATAGTGCGAATCCGCGCAGTATTCCCAAAGAGGAGCGCGAGGATATCGCGATGATGATGGCCGCCGCTCTAAGCGACTTCCGGGAATTTGCGTACATCGGTATGCGGTTCCTGGGCTTTACGACATGCAGGCCGACATTGCAGAGTACATGCAGAAGGGCCCCAGGAAGCGCATGGTGGCCGCGCAGCGTGGTGAGGCTAAGTCTACACTAGCTGCGCTCTACGCCGTCTGGAGGCTCATACAGGACCAATCCTGCCGCATCCTGATTGTGTCCGGTGCAGAGAAGCAGGCGTCCGACGTTGCGAACCTTATCATCCGTATGCTGGAAACCTGGCCGCTGCTGTGCTACTTGAAGGCTGACCCTACTCGTGGGGACCGTACTTCATTCGAAGGCTATGATGTCAACTGTGACCTGAAACCGCTGGACAAATCCGCCAGCGTAGCCTGTGTAGGTATCACTGCATCCCTGCAGGGGAAGCGCGCGGACCTGCTGATTCCGGATGATATCGAGACCACCAAGAACGGTTTAACGCAAACCCAGCGTGAGCAGCTACTGATGATTTCTAAAGACTTCGCAGCTATATGTACGCACGGGGATACGCTGTATCTGGGTACGCCCCAGACCAAGGACAGTATATATAAAACTCTGCCGGGACGTGGCTTCGAGGTGCGCGTGTGGCCCGGGCGCATTCCATCTGTTGAAATGGAAGAGCGATATGGAAGTACACTTGCCCCTTATATACGGGAGCTTATTGAGCGCGGCTATAAACGCACCGGTTTCGGCGTCGATGGAACGCTAGGCGAGAGCACGGACCCCGGACGCTATGACGAGGATGCGCTGATTGAGAAGGAGCTGGACTTCGGTCCGGAAGGCTTCCAGCTGCAGTACATGCTCGACACTACCCTGTCCGACCAAATGCGTACGCGCATCAAGCTTTCGGATATGCTGGTTTACTCCGGCAGCCAGGATTCCTCCCCGGAGACGTTCTCCTATATTGCGGACCGCCGGTACCTGTACCAGCACGAGCATGAGGGGATTATGGGTCAGCAGATGTACTTCCCGGCATTTTACGGGGATATGCACCTGCCGTACCAGCATAAGGTGCTGGTGGTGGACCCGGCTGGTTGTGGTGGGGACGAAGTGTCCTACGCTGCTGGTGGTGCTGCGAACTCGTACATTCACCTATTCTCCGTAGGCGGCTTTCAAGGAGGTATCAGCGAAGAAAACATTGATAAACTGATTGACCTGTGCGTAGAGTTAGACATCCCAGATATGGTGGTGGAGAGCAACATGGGGCACGGTACCGTGTCTATGCTTATCCTGAACCGGTTACGGGAGCGACGTCTCGCCGGTATTGGCGTAAGAGACCTGAACAACTCCACGCAGAAAGAGCGTCGTATCATCGACACAATCAGCCCAGTTACTCGTCGCCACCGCCTGGTGGTGCATGAGCGTGCTATTCACGACGATATCAGCACCTGTATGGCGTACTCCCGCGATAGGCGTTGGCTGTACTCTGCGTTCGCGCAGTTGTCCGGCATCACGTACGACCGAGGTAGTCTGGCGAAGGATGACCGAGCAGATGCAATCGCCATGATGGTGGCTACGCTGAACAGGCATCTGGTGGAAGATGAGAAAGTAGTAGCTGAGCGTGAGTCTGAGAAGATGGCTCGGGCCTTCATTGAGAATCCCCTGGATTGGGCACAGAATAAAGTGTCTAAGAGGCCCCGGGGTGTAGCTGCTCGGCTGCATAACCGGGGCAGAGGTAAACAACATAGAGGAAGAAGATAATGGCATTTGCAAGTTCCACTTCGGCGCAACGTCAAGCAGTACGTGACGCTGCCGTTGAGTTAGATAAGGCCGTGACTCTTGCACACGATACAGGACCGCTGTTGGCATTGGGCCCCGCTGTAGATACGGCAGGAAAAACACTGGTGTCTGCACTAGCTGCCACTGGTTCAGCTACCCCGGATAATCAGGTTATCGTGAGCGATGGTGCTACGGGTAAGGTGACGAACAGCACCGGTGCACAGAACATTACCGGCACTTTACAGGTGAAGGACGGGGCATTAAAGCAAGTAGTACTGCCTGCGGCCACTACAATGGTCAGTAATACAGATGCAGTGACTATTGCTGACAGTGCTAATAACAAAACCGTAGCAGGTTCCGTTGTAGTAGCTAACGGCGCAGTGTCCCGCGTAGCAGCACCAGCCACGGCCGCTATCGTTACTAACGACCAAGCGCTGACCGGGGTAACTCCCACAGGCGCCTTCACCGATACCGTTACCTTTGCAGTGGCCGACGGTGTTATTACTGGCATCACCCTCTCCTAACTTATAAGGAATATATTATGGCAATTGCAAAAGCAACCTCAGCACAACAGCAGGAGCTGCTGCGTCAGCTGAACATTCTCGGTAAGGACCTGTATGCTATCCTTACGCAGCCGCAGAACGTGGGCCAGACTGGTGCCGCCTTCGATACCAAGCTTACTGCACTGGAAGATGCAGTAAACGCAGTGAAGGCTGCTAACTAATGCGTAAACTGGTCGCTGGGTTACTGCTCGCGGTTACTCTGACTGGTTGCTCGGCGACCTCTGCACTCACCGGCTTAGTTGGTTCTAAGCCGGATGTGTCTGCTCAGGTTGGTGCCGAGAACACCAAACAAACCGTTGGCTTGAATAACAAGGTGGATTCCAGCACCACTAACAAAACCGATGTATCAGATTCTAACGTAGGCACTTTGGATACGTCCAGTAAGAAGCAGGTGCAAACTATTAGCACCGGGACAATCCAGGCAGAGCGCCTGCAGGTGGTTAATAATGATAGTTACAGTCTTATCCTCGCCGGATTAGCCGGGGCCAGCATTCCCCTGGTCTTCCTAGTAGTCATTCTGGTGATTCGTAAGCTGTTCAGGAAGAAGGGGCAGCAGGATGATTAAGGTAGGAGACGTGGTTGGGTCTGACCTCGCTACCCGGGCAGGTGCAGCAGTTACCGGCGCTACGGTATCAGGAGGTTGGTTGGCAGAGTTAATGAGCTGGAACTGGAGCACTATCAGCTTCATCACTGCGACTGTGTGCGCGGTGCTAACCCTGGCGTGGAATGTGTATTACAAGCGACGTACATTCAAGCTCCTAGAGGAGCAGGCACGTAAGGGGACTATTAAATATGAGTTTAAGGACTAAGGTTATTGCGGCCCTCACGGGGGCCACTATGCTCGGTGGTGCTATCACTGGAGTGATTCAGCACAACGAGGGCTTGAGCCTTACCGCCTACAAAGACAGCGCGGGTATCCCGACTATCTGCTACGGTGAGACAAAGGGCGTCAAAATGGGCCAGAGAGCCACGCTAAGCGATTGTCAGAAGCAACTGATACAATCAGCAGGGGAGCATGCAAAAGCTCTTGACGGGCTTCCTATGCAGCTCTCTGACGCGGCCCTGCTAGGTGCCCTGGACTTCACGTACAACGTAGGCGTGGCTGGTTTCAACGGAAGCTCCGTGAAGCGCCACCTCAAAAGCCTTGATTATGCATCGGCCGCGAAGGCTGTACTGGACTGGCGTTATATTAGCAAGTACCAGAAGAATTCCCCAGGGGTTGG